CAATTTTGTTTATAGAATATGGTTCATTAGCTGTTATGAAAGAATTTTTTTGTGCTGCATCTGTTGTAGCACCGTAAAAAACTTTAACACAAGAACTTCCATCATCTTGCCATTCTGGTGGTGGAGCATTTAGTCCAGTATCATTAAGATTCAAAAGACTATCCATCATGTTTACAATAGCTGGTTGATATTGCGTATATATCTTTTGACTTAGATGGTCAACAGAATATGTTGTTGTTCCATATATACCATTCTTTGCATTTTCATTTAGATTATATTGTGAAACAACTTCCATGTATCTTGCACCAAATAATGAATTATCTGTAGTGTTGCCAAAATTCTTTGGTTCATAGTTTAATTGATACTGTGCATTTTGTTTAGAAAGAGCTGCAATTGAATAGAATGAATACCCCATCTTATTCTCATAGAACATAAAAGTTGGAGAATCATTCTCAAGTGAAACTGCTTTCTTTGTGCAGTCCAAAATACATTCTATTGGTTGTTTACCTGATAAAGTTACATCATGCATTCCAGCGGTTGCTTCCCATTTCCAAGTTTGACTTGGTTTTACTTTTAATTCATTCGTCAATATATTAGCAACAATCTCAGAATACGTTTTGCCTTCATAAGTTTTATATACTTTTCTTGACCTTGAATTGTAGAATTCTTCAGAAACAAAATTTAATGAATATTGTTCTGTAGTTGGATTCAATGGCACTCTTTTGCTCATTTCATATATTTTAAATGTTTTTGAAATGCCAGCAATATTACCCATCTTACTAATTACAACTTTAAGCATTTCAGAACCATCAAATGCTAATTTAGCCGCAATGTTATTTGAATCTGTAATTAAAATATTACCAGTCATACATGGATTAAAAACAGAATCAAATATATTCAATTCTTCATAGATACCAGTAATATCAAATTTACCCAATCGAGTTATTAGTGATAATTCTTTTACTTCAAATTTTAAATTTTGATTTAGTTTTTCAGCCATTACGTAAAACTCTTTGTAACTCAGAATGAATTCTATCTTTATATTCTGCTTTTATAACTTTAATCGTTCGTTTACTCTCATTTAATTCCATCATATAATCATAGTATGTTCTACGTAATTTAGTTATAACAACTCTCATTGCAGTACCATCAGGTAAAATATATTGAGTAGTTGATGGTGTAAGTGATGAATATGTTGATGCATCTATTGTTACATATTCTTCATTTATCTCACCAGTTTTTACAAGTGTTCTAGTCTCAAGTTTATAGTAATCGTAATAATGCGTTTTTGCCCAAGCAAGACCATAAGTATCTTCTATTGTGTCCATTAACTGTGAATATGTTAAAGGCCAATCTGTTTTAATATCCATAATTCCATTGACTCGCATAATGAGCCAATGATATTCTGCATTACCATAAATTTTATAAGATACTGTTTCTGGAGTATCACCTTCAGAAATTACATAATCATAATACGATGATGAATTTGATACAATACTATTGTATATTGTAAAATTGGCAGTTAGGTTTGTAACTGTATCTAAATTATCAGTTTCATCATTCTTATATAATGTTGTTGGAAAGTTTGAGAAAAAATCTGACATTTTATTTTAATCCATTCGATGGTTTACCTAAACTTGTAACATTAGGTAATGTTGCAGGAGTAAATGTAACTTCATTTCTACCTTGTTGCATTACCATGTTCTGTTTATTTTCTAAACCTAAAATTTCTTTTGTCATGAACTGAGTCTCTTGGAAATTCAATGATAATCTTATTCCAACTGGCATACCTGTTCCACCAAACTTCGGTGTATCTGAATCAGATTCATATGCTTGAAAACCATTTGGTGCATAATCAACATTTATATTTCTAAGAACACAAGTGGCAATCTCAGGAATATTTGGATTTCTTCTACCATTATAATTAAATTCAATATCAAAGACTGAAGGCGGAACTAAAAATGCACCACCCGAACCACTAAGAATTTCTGGTGCTTGATGATATCTAAATGTCTCAAGTATCTTTTGAACTTGAAGTGCTTCACTTTCACTTCTAGGATACATAAGAAAATCAAACATAAACTCTCTTAACTGCGGTCTTGAATATACAACTTCAATCATAGGATTCTTGGCACCAAATGCAGATACAAAAGCAGTATCAACAGCAGAACCATTAAGTTGAAGAATACCGGATTTATCTTTTAAAATTGAACCTAGAAAAGCCGCACCATTAGTAGTAGCATTTGAATTTCCTGCTTTATGTTCATCATACAAAGATTTAATAATTGCTGCATTACTTAAAAATTGACCACTCAACTCTGGAGTATTATACATGGCTCCTTGTTGAAATGCAAGCGTGTTTGGCATATAAAGTGCAATATTATCTTGCAACTGAACTACATTATTATTAAAATTTACAGAATTTAATTCACCCAATCTACTAAAAGCATTTCCAATACTATCAATGGTTTGATTAACTCCACTAGTGAAAGTATCATTACCAATTTTATCTGTTGCTTTATTTTTAAAACTGGCAATCGCACTCTGAGCATCTTGAAACATTTTTGTTCCTGCCACTGTACCTGAAATATTAGTTAAAGCGTTAATTGCTGTTCCAGCATTAACTTCACCCGTCAATAATCTATTGATTCCAGTTTTATTTAAACCAGGTCGTGTTGCCGCAGTAGTTGCCATTTTTGAATTTTTTTGAACAAAAATGTTAAAGATCATATAATGACCTTTATCTCTACCACCTATATCTTCGGGATATCTGTAAGTTCCTGGATAAAAACTTTGTAATGGACTAGAAGATGAGAGGTCTTTACTTTGAAACTTAATATCAGTTAGCGTAAATAATGCCATTGCGGTTTCCTAGATTGACTACATATTTATGTGTAGTTAATTAATATTAGATATTTATATGACATTTGGAAAGAATACCTATAAAGGATTGTTTAAACCTAAGAATCCACAGAAATATAAGGGAAATCCTAATAATATCATCTATCGTTCGTCATGGGAACTTAGATGTATGAAATACTTTGATGACCAAGAACAAGTAATCTGGTGGGCATCTGAAGAGTTATCAATACCTTATTTTTCACCAGTAGATAATAGGATGCATCGTTACTTTCCAGATTTCATTATTAAAGTTAAACAAAAAGATGGTAAAGTAATGACATATGTTATAGAGGTAAAACCAGCTGCACAAACACAGAAACCAGTCCAAAAGAAAAGAACTAAGAAATATATAAGTGAAGCAGCAACATATGTTGTAAATCAATGTAAATGGAAAGCAGCAGATGAATTCTGCCATGAACATGGATGGGTATTTCAGATAATCACTGAAAGAGAATTAGGTATCAAATAGTATTCTAATTCAAAACCTAACACCTTTACTTATATGTTTTATTACTAAAAAAATAGGATAATATGCGAATAAATAGATCATGGCCTACTTAATTACCAGAATTAATCAAGAATTACAAAAATCAGGATACAATGCCGGTACTAGGCGTGCCAGAGATTGGTTGCGAGCAAAGATAGGTGAATTGAGTCCTACACCTGCAACCTTGATGCGAGATAAAGAAAGATTGAGAAATACGCAATTTATTGGAAGTATGTTCTTCTTTTACTATGATCCTAAGACAAAAGATTCGCTGCCATATTACGATAGGTTTCCATTGGTAATACCAATAGAACAATACTCAGACGGTTTTCTAGGGTTGAACTTGCACTACATTCATCCAAAGCAACGAATCATCCTTTTAGACAAGTTAAGTGAATATACGACTAATGATAAGTATGATGCAACAACAAAACTTAGATTAAGTTATGCTTTATTACGTGCCGCTTCAAAATCGTTTGAAGCAAGTCCATGTATTAAAAGATATTTGGCAAATCATGTTAAATCAAGATTTGTTAGTATAGATGCTAATGAATGGGATATTGCAGCACTATTGCCAGTTGAAAGATTTGAAAAAGCAAGTACCGGAAAAGTCTGGTCTGATTCAAGGAAAAAATTCTAATGTCATTTTTACCACAATTATTTCTTTCAAACATTAAAGCAAAAGATGGTTTAGCAAAACCTTCTAGGTTCCAAGTAATATTACCTATTCCTGCTTATGTCAATTCTTTTATTGGCCAAAATCTATTTGAAGAGATTGTAAATTTTAGAAATTCTATTTTTGCAGATATTACTACTCAAGTAGCAGGAACTACTAATGAGGGTGCAAATCCAGCCATATCAAGATATCTAGCTCTACAATGTGAATCTGCCGAACTGCCAGGTAAAACATTACAGACTGCTGATGTTTCAATTTATGGTCCAAACTTTAAAGTACCAGTAAAGATGGAATATGCAGATACAACACTTAACTTTATCTGCACAAACGAATTCTATGAGAGAAAGTTATTTGATCGTTGGTTAGAATCAATTATACCTAACGATACTCATAATGTTAGATTCTCAAAAGGTAGAACAACAAGATACTTAACAAATATTAAAATTGTCCAATATGACGATTTTATCAAACAGATTTATGCAGTGGAATTGATTGATGCTTTTCCAGTAAGTATTGCCGCACAACCATTAAGTTGGGGCGAAGATAATTTCCATAGATTATCCGTTCAATTCACATATCAACGATATAGAACTATATACAATGGTGCTTATGATTTAGGTGCCGCAGCCAGTGCATTGTTTGGTGCTTCTGTTTCAGGAATACCATTGAAAGCAATATTGAATTCCGAGATTAATCAAATCGGTGCAACATTGAAAAGAATTTTTTAATTAATTGGAGATACTATGTTACCTAAAATTGATGTGCCTTTATTTACAGTTGAATTGCCTTCAACGAAAGAAAAAATAACTTTTAGACCATTCTTGGTTAAAGAACAGAAATTGTTCTTAATGAATACAGAAAGTAATGATGCACAGGAAACTGTGAAGATTATCAGACAAGTATTAAAGAATTGTGTATTAAGTGATATTGATGTTGATGTATTACCAGTATTTGATATTGAATATCTATTTATGAATCTTCGTGCAAGATCGGTATCTGAAGTTGTAAATCTAAAATACAAATGCAATAACACAATCACAAAAGAAGATGGAGAAGAAAAACGGTGTGATACAGTTAATGAAATCGTTCTTAACGTATTAGAAATAGAACCAACAATTTCACCAGACCATACTAGAAAAATTCAATTGACGGATAACATTGGATTAATGATGAAATATCCAACTTTTGAAATGATGAAGAGTATGGCAGGTAAAAATGAGAGTGAAGTAATCATGAGTATGATTTATAAGTGTATAGATTATATTTACGATAAAGACCAAATTCATTATATCAAAGATGTATCTGAACAAGAACTAGAAGAGTTTATTGATAATATCCAACAAAAAGATTTAGAAAAGATTCGGGTATTCTTTGATACTATGCCAAAGATTAAAAAAGATGTTGAATACAATTGCAAAAAATGCGGATACCATGAAAGTATCACATTAGAGGGCACCCAAGATTTTTTCGGATAATGTTTTGTCATGATACACTAGGTAATTACTATAGGACTAATTTTGCGTTAATGCACCAT